GCTCCGTATGAATGTAAGAGGTCTACCGCTTGGTTAAAACTTAAACCTGTAATGACAGTAGACTTAGAAGTTATAGGGTTGGAAGAAGGGAAAGATAAATATGAAGGAATGTTGGGAGCATTAATCTGTAGAGGGTTTGACGGAAATAAAGAGATATTTGTGAATGTTGGGTCTGGGTTGACAGACGAAGAAAGAATCCAATATTGGAGCAATAAAACTCAAATCATCGGCAAAATTGCAGAAATTAAATGTGATGCAATAACTCAAAATCAAGAAGGAACTTATTCTTTAAGGTTTCCTAGGTTTGTAAGGTTGCGTGGGTTTTTGGTTGGTGAAAAAATTTAATAATAATGAGGTAAATTATGGAAATTAAAATTTCTAGAGAAGAATTATCAAAAAAGAAATTGTTCGTTGCTATGCCAATGTATGGCGGTATGTGTTGTGGTATGACAGCAAAATCTATGCTCGATTTGCAAGCGTTAATGGGTAATTATGGGGTAGAAGTCAAATTCAGTTTTCTATTTAATGAATCCCTTATTCAAAGGGCAAGAAATTATCTAACAGACGAATTTTATAATCGTTCTGATTGTACGCACCTCATGTTCATCGATGCTGATGTTGCGTTTAACCCTCAAGATATTGTAGCAATGCTTGCTTTAGATAAGGAAATTATTGGTGGTCCGTATCCAAAAAAGAGTATTGAATGGGGTCAACTACACAAAGCGATTAAAAAGAATCCAAACCTTCCTGTAGAAGAATATTCTAAGTTGACGGGTTCAATGGTATTTAATCCAGCAAAAGGTACTAATAAATTTTCTATTACAGAACCTTTATCGGTTTTAGAAACTGGAACAGGCTTTATGATGATTTCTAGAGAAGCTTTAAAGAAATTTGAAGACGCTTATCCGCAGCAAAAGTATCGTCCGGATCATGTGGGTCAAGCAAATTTTGATGGTTCTAGAGAAATTACTGCATTTTTCGATTGTCATATCGACGAAGATACTAAGAGATATTTGTCCGAAGATTATTATTTCTGTCAGCAATGTCGGAAAATTGGTATTGAAGTTTGGTTATGTCCTTGGATGAGTTTGTCTCATGTTGGAAGTTACATCTTCACTGGCAATCTCCCAGCCATTGCTCAAAATTTGGGCGAATTGTAATTTACTTTATTTGATATTAGTGGTATAATGGATAAAGAATACAATCATTATTATAAAAAAGTTCCATACGAATATATTGACGTTTATAGGGTTTTGGAACTTTTTGAAGTCGTCGATCCAGCAATTCAGCATGCTGTAAAGAAATTGTTGGTTGCTGGAAATCGAGGTCATAAAGATCTCCAAAAAGATGTTAAAGAAGCAATTGTTTCTTTAAACAGAAGAATAGAAATGTGGGAGGAAGAAACAGAAATTTCGTCAGTAGTATCTACAAGTGCTTACAAAAGCGTTGGTCGTTGAAATTTAAATTATGTATAGAGGTAAAAAATGAAATTATCTAATGAAACTTTAACTGTATTGAAGAACTTTTCGTCTATCAATACTGGTATTTTCTTTAAACAAGGAAGTATACTTTCTACGGTATCCCCGCAGAAAAATATTCTAGCTGATGCTCAAATATCAGAAACCATTCCTCAAGATTTTGGAATTTACGATTTGAATAACTTTCTTTCGGTTATTTCTCTTTTCAAAGATGGAGCGGAATTAGAATTTGATGATAAACATGTTGTTGTAAAGGGTGTTGGTGGTCGTTCTAAGGTCAAGTATCGCTTTACTGATCCTTCTATGATTGTTGTAGCTCCAGACAAAAGACCCAACTTGCCTTCGGTGGACGTTGAGTTTTCGTTTTCGGAAGAGGATTTTAATTGGATTCTTCGTTCTGCTAACGTCCTTGGTTCCCCTCATGTCGCTGTGGTTAGCGATGGAACTGTAGTGAGTTTGCTTACTTTTGATGCAAACGACGATTCTGCATCAACACAAAACTTAGAACTTAATGGCGTTGATTCTGGCGGCAAAAGTTTTAAGCTGATTTTTAAGACTGAAAACCTTAAAATGATGCCTGGAAACTACAACGTAGAAATTTCATCAAAGGGTATTGCGAAATTTAACGATCCTAATAAGGGTTTGGTATATTTTGTAACTTTGGAAACTTCTTCTTCTTACAATTAATTCGAGGGTATTATATTATGAGTACAACTATTGTTTCTGCTTTTGGGACATTTACTGAATCCGAATTAGATACTTTAAAGAAAGGTTTGCGCGAAATGAGCGACGTGATGACGATGCAAGAAGCACAAAGAGATACTATGAAGGAATTGATTAATCATCTTTATGAAGAATTGAAGATTCCAAAGAAGTTGATCCGCAAAATGGCAACAACGTATCATAAGAGAAATTACAGCGAAGTTATCGCAGAACAAGAAGAATTTGAAGCGTTATACGAAGGTATTGTGAAGAAAGTAGAAGATTTGGTTTAATCTTTTTTGAGAGTGAAATTTATATGATGAGTAACGAACAGTTTTTGTTTGTAGAAAAGTATCGCCCAACTAACATTGACGATTGTATTCTTCCTGATGGTATTAAGAAAACTTTCCAAACTTATGTGGATCGTAAAGAAATCCCCAACCTATTGTTGGTTGGGGGTGCTGGGACGGGTAAAACTACAGTAGCAAAAGCGTTGTGCAATGAAGTTGGTTGTGATTATTTGTTCATTAACGCTTCTGATGAAAATGGTATTGACACTCTTAGAAATAAGATATCCAATTACGCTTCTTCAGTTTCTCTTTCTGGTGGGCGTAAGGTAGTAATCTTAGACGAGTTTGATGCTGCAACAAATAACTTTCAATCTGCATTTAGAAATTTTTTAGAGACTTTTTCTAAGAATTGTACTTTTATTTTAACTTGTAATTACGCAAATAAGATTATCCAACCCATCCACTCAAGATGTGCTGTTGTTAATTTTGTAATCAATAAAACAGAAAAGAAAAAGTTAATTACACAATTCTTTAAACGTGTTTGTGAAATTTTAGATAACGAAAATGTTGCATACGATAAAGAATCTGTTGCTTCTTTTATCACAAAATGGTATCCTGATAACAGAAGGGTATTAAACGAACTACAAAGATATTCCGTAAATGGACAAATCGACGCGGGGATATTATCTCAAGTCGGAGAAATTCAACTAAAAGACCTAATTAAAAGTCTTAAAGAAAAGGATTTCGGTAAAGTTAGAGAATGGGTAGTCAATAACGTACATAACGATCCAGTTTCAATCTATAGAAAAATATATGATGGTATGTATGATTTTCTAAAGCCTCAATCCATCCCCCAAATGGTTTTGGTTATTGCGAAATATCAATATCAATCCGGTTTTTGTAGCGATCAAGAAATTAACCTTCTTGCGTTTATGGTAGAAGTTATGATGGAATGCGAGTTCATCTGAGATTTTTATTTCTTATGAACTTAGAAGATGGAATATAAATACTCATGCTGAGTCTCCTATGTTAAAGTTTAAGATTTAGAGTAGGTGGATACTGGTTATATCGCGACCTACATTTATTTATTTATTTATATATAATGAGAAAATAAAATGCAAAATAAAGATCTATTCAAAGAAATAATTCCTTCAATTCTTGAAANTAAAGAATACCAATTGACAAATGAAGAAGACGAAAAGGTTTATTCGGGATTTATGGTGAATAAATCCCTTTCGGCGCATATAGACACAATTCTTTATGCTAACGAAATGAATAGGAGACATTTTTTAGATAAAAAGTTGCAATACGATTATCTATTTCATTCTATAAGAAAATATAAGAGGAAATATCAGAAATGGATGAAGTATAACGAGTCCAAAGATATACAATTAATTAAAGAGTATTATTCTTATTCTACCAAACAAGCAGAACAAGTTTTTCCGCTATTATCTAAATCTGATTTGGAGTATATTACAGAAAAGTTGGATAAAGGCGGAAGGTTCAAAAATAATAAATAATTCTACATATATCAATTT